TGTCTTCCATTTGAATTTCTCCAAAAGAGAAGAAACCATATTGATGTATTTTTTGTCTATATAAGTTGACATTATATCTTCCAAGAATCAAACTTCTTTTGGTCTTTAACCATTGGAGTTTGCTTTCTTTCCTTTGAGAAAAAATCACCTTTCTTTTGACCACTTTCGGCAATATATCCTTGATCTTCTTTCTGAACATCAAATAATTTCATTTTTGCTCGGTCAATTCCAACAATAAACTTTTTATTCTTTGCTTTATCGTTGTATCGATTCTTTAACTGCTTTACCATTATTTGATTTAGTTCATCAAGTTCATCCGTAGATATGAGAGCAAACATGAAGTCACAAGTCGCTGGCAATCCAAACGACTCTGATGTATTTTCTAGATCAACATCAGTATTTGAATATCCTGCACGATTAGTTTGTGTTGCGCTGAATATAGGAACATTGTATTCAATCGCAAGACCTCTTAATTCTTCGGCAATCGACTTCACATACTCATAAGAGTTTACGTTCTTTGCACCCTTGAATCTAGAAGAAGAGCAGATATTAAGATAATCAATAAAGATAATATCTGGTTTGAACTTCTTCTTTAGTTTCAGCTCATCTAGGAGAAATCTAAAGTGATTTGCATTTGCAACACCCGTTGGATATTCCTTGATAATTAACTTACCAGTAATTCCTGCAGCTGCCGATTCTACTTTCTTCTCGTATACTGCCTTTGATAAATCCTTAAGATCATCTAGTTTTGCATCCAAGAAATTTGCATCAATTCTTTCTGCAATTCTCTCTTCTGCCATCTCACAAGTAATATACAGAACATTCAAGTTTTGCTTCAAACAACAAGCAGCATGATGACATAGAAATAGAGACTTACCAACACCTGTACCCGCCATAACAATATTCAGAGTCTTGGGTGCGATTCCATCCTTTGTAATCGAATTGAAGTATTCTAAATCAAATGAAATCTTCTTTTCGGTGATGTGATAGAAATCATATCTTTTAGAATAATCTTCAATATAATCGTGACCAATATTTGGATCAAAAGAAACTGCTAACGCTTTACTCAATAAATCAGGAATAGATCCAGTACTTTGCTGTGACTTTCCATCAATGATATTAACAGATTCCATGATTGCATTATAGACTGCTTTATCTTTGCAAAATGTTTCTGTTTCTGCCGTTAGCCAATCAACATCAACCGGATCAGATTCCTTTGATATATTCTCAATGATTTCGGATATCTTCTTTATTTCATCGTCGCTTACGGAACGATTCTTATCAATTATAATGAACAATGCCTCCTTTGTCGGGAGGCTATTAAACTTCACAATATAATCCTGAATCGTTTCGAAAATAAATCTTTCTGAACGATCATGAAAATAATCTTTGATTAAAAACGGGGTCACTCTCCGAGAGTAAGACTCATTTTTTATCAGGTTGTGAAGAATAATCTGTTCTATGCTGTTCATTCAGACTCTCCAGTAGTTTTTTCATTCTTGGTTGAACCGTAACAGAATTCTTTATTTGCTGCCTCATTAATCTTATTAAGAAGTTCTTCTGTAAAATATTTTTTAGGTGATTCATACATTTGCTTCTCGAAAATTTTAGATCCATCAAGCAGTTCCACTCGTCCTGCTGTTTTCTTAAGTATACCATGTTCAACTGCTAAGTCAATAAGACCATAGTAAGGATCAAGTCCAGTTTCATAATTCAAACGGACATCAACCATTTTATTTTCTTTGGTAAATCGTCCCTTGTTTAGACGGCAGTGAATGATATTTCCAACAACTTCACCATCGGCATTCTTATCTTTCTTCTTTGAAAGATAAATTATGATTGATGCTGCATACTTCAATCCTGCGCCACCACCCATTTCCTTCATAGGAACATATGAACCAATAACATCGTAGGTATGATTAGTAAAAATCATAGGAATATGTGCCACTCCAAGTTTAACTGTAAGAACTCTAAAAGTTGACTTAATTACTTGGGAGCGAGTCATATCACGAACTTCCTTGCCTTCGGCAGTGTCATTCATCTCCTTTGAAGTAGATAACATACCAAGAGAATCAAGAACCATCATTGTCTTCTTTCTCTTATCTACTGGCATTTCCAAATACTTGTCAACGATGGTAATTGCTTGCCTACGGAATTCTTCTACCGTTGAAACGGGAAATACTGCTATTCTTTTTGGATCAATTCCACGCGACCGGAACATTTCAGAAGTCACTGCTTGCTCGGAATCAAAATAAAGAACTACTGCTTCAGGATTATCCTTCAGAAACTTAAATATCATTCCCATAGCAATATAAGTCTTACCTGTTGCTTGTTCACCTGCCAATGCAACAATCTTATTATCCGGCAGTCCATTGTAAATATCACCAGAAACTAAGCCATTCAAGATATAACAACCAGTATCAACATATGCACTAACATCACTTCCTTCTAAACCATCACTGACTACAGAAGCAAACGGATTACCAGACTCTTTAATAAATGTTTTCAAAAAATCACTCATATTTTCTCCTTATGAAAATAAACTTTCCAACGTGTTCTTCTTTTCGTAATTCCAACCGATAACATTCAAAATACTGGATAGGGGATGTAGAAACGATTTTTCAAATTGCGTTGCATAATCAATATATCCTTCCAGTTCAAATTCCTTTGGTAGTTTTGAAGGGAAGGCAATAATTTGATCTTCTCCGTTCATTCCACCGAGTGGATTTGGTTTTTTGAGATGAAGATATTTGATTTTATCTCCTTCTCCAATTAATTTATACTTCTTAGCAAGACCATTCTTGTTGACATGATGATTATAAATCAAAGCACCCTTGACTGCAATAGGGGTAGACTTCTTGTAGATATAACTACTGTCCTTGTACTTATCCATACCGTTCACACTTCTAGGAAACGCAATCTTCTCGACAGGATAATTATAAAATTCTTGTTTGACTTTTTCAATTAATTTGATCAAATCATCTTCTGTTTTATTAAGAATAATATCAATTGCCAGTTTTAATTTATCACGAACAACTTCTGGCGTAGAACTACGAGTGGTTTCGATTCCCTTGATTTTTACTTTTGGTTGAGAATATCGTACACCTTCGCTATCCCACACATTCAACATATATCGCTTCTTTGCAGTCCAAATTCCCTTGTCTGCAATGACTTCTCTGCCCATAGCCATTTTGTTCTCATATGCATTCATCGTAAAAGCAAGTTCATCAAACTTCTTTTTAATAAATGGCAAAATAATAGTATTTGCAGCCTTGTCTAAAAGCGATACAATATCTTCTGTATTTTTATTCTTTGGTATAAATTTATCAACAAATCCGCCCATGTTCAAATACACAGAATCGGTGTCGGATGCTATGACATAATCTATATCTGTTGTTTCGAGAGTTTTGTTTAGAAACGAATTCAATTCATTCATAATATATTGAATTGATAATTGACCTGACAATGTAATAGCTTCTGCAATTTCGGTGCTGTAGTATCGGAAATATTCATTTCCAATTGCGCCGTATGCAGAATTCAATTGAATTTTCTTCACTAACTGAAAATTATAATATTGGGAAATATTATATTCAAGTTTATGTTGTAAATCCAACAGTTGTTTATCTGTTAGTGTATTCAAATCCATAGTTGTATAGTATCACAAACGAAAATATCAGTCAACTAAACTATATTGCTTTTTTTGAGGAATTGATGGTTTAACTCTCAAAGACTTTCTTTCAGATGACTTCCATAGGCCATCAGTAAATCCTATGTGATGGCCATTGCTATATCCTCTCGAATATGCTATTTTATAAATTCCATAACAAACAATAGAAGTTAATAACATTTGTATTATTTCAATCATTATTGGAATCTTTCGGTATCTGACTTACATAATTTGTCATTAGTTGAATCACTGATATCGGTCTATAATTTAATCCTTCAGAATCAACACCAACATCATAACGAATATAACCCTCCTTGAAGGGGGATGTTATGAACCCCAATTTTCCATGGCAATGGCCATGTAAGTGTATTGGGCATTTTCTGTTCCATGTCGTCATCGGGTAGTGGTACATACAAATATTAAATTTTTTAAGTGCCCTCGGCACATAACCACCTATATTTATTTCACAATAGTGCTCAGCTGACTTAAAATGCTTATTATTAACATGTTCTGAACGAATGGAAGGATCATGGTTACCAAGAACTACATGAATATTCTCACACTTGATGTTTGAAAAGATATTATTGATACTTGAAGTCCAATGTTTACCTTTTCCTAGAGAAATATCACCCAAGTGATAAAGAGTGTCTTTTTTAGAGACACAATCGTTTATGTTATGAATAAGTGCTTTATTCATTTCATTTACGTTTTTAAAATACTTTTCTCTATCAGTATAGTGAAGAATATTATTGTGACTGAAATGTGTGTCGCTAGTAAACCAGATCATATGATTAGTCTACCAGAAAATTCCTGCCATTGCGAGATTTTTCTCTCGCTTCTTGTATTATTGCAGCGTCTGCTGTATTCCATCCCATATCGTATTCATTCCAATACATAGTATTTTCTGTAACACGACCAAAGGCAGCCATATTTGCTTTGCCTTCATTACGATCACGATATCCGTCTTTATATCCCTGTCCTGCGAGGTATTCCATAATTTCTCCATTTCAGTCGGAGAAGCCAGATTTGAACTGACGACTTCCTGCTCCCAAAGCAGGCGCTCTACCAAGCTGAGCTATTCTCCGTTAATAATATATATTTCCGTTATAGTTTTTCCCATACAAGTATCACACCAACGAACCCATTTTCCTTCATCAATTAAATTCTTCATTGCATTTAATTGATATTGCCTAAATTCTTGCATATGTCTATCGTTGGTCTTGAACTTTTCAAGAATAATATATTCAATATCAGTTGTCCAACTTGCAGAATGAAAAAATTCAGAATACCAATGAATAGCATCTTCTACAATTTCATGACAAGATTTCAATTCATCATCGTTCATAAACTCCTCCGACTGGATTTGAACCAGTGACATGCGAGTTAACAGCTCGCCGCTCTACCAACTGAGCTACAGAGGAAGATCTTACTTTTTATTTATCTTTGGTTGTTTATTTTTCTTACCAAAGATATCTTCAAAATTCTTATCATACTTTTTCTTATCTACTTTTCTAAAGGAATCACCTTTTCCTGCACTATGTTTTCTACTCATAAAAAGCGGATGAAGGGACTCGAACCCTCAACAGCAAGCTTGGAAGGCTAGCACTCTACCATTGAGTTACATCCGCATGAATTAAGTATGGTGAGGGACTTGCACCCATTCGACTAATATAAGGTGAGGTTTTACGAATCTCGCTTACCCGTTAATAGGACCTTAATTTTATCTTTTCAGACAATTACCGGCCGGTTGATTGTCCTAGTCTGCTTTATCAGACACCATACGTTGAATAGCGCGAGTGGGACTCGAACCCACACTTGACAGATTTTAAGTCTGTTGACTCTGCCATTGGTCTACCGCGCCATAAGTTCCCTTGCCTGGATTCGAACCAAGAAAAGGAGATTCAAAGTCTCCTGTGTTACCATTACACCACAAGGGAATATCAAAGAGTTTTACTGCAATAATCATACATTACAATTCCACTTGCAGTACCAACATTCAAACTTCTTACCGTTCCGAACTGTCTAATATAGACTACATCATCACAAATGTCAAGTACTTCTTTTGGAATTCCAATTTGTTCTTGACCAAAAATTATAAGATGGTGACACTCAGCATCCCAAGTGTAGTAGTCAATTGGCAGGCAAATTCTTGTTCCATCAGTAACATTGTCAACTCCTATTAGTTTAACATAGTTATGAGTCTGTTTTAGACTTTCAATTTGACTCGTGAGATTCTCTACTTCTTTTACATGTTTAAATTTAGTGTAGAGATGTGTGCCTACTGTTCCGCGCCTGTCGTATTGTTTTCGTCCGTAAATCCAAACTTCTTTAGAAAGGAAGGCATTTGCGTTCCGAATAATCGTTGCAATATTAAAGTCGTTTCCAACATTGCAACAACAGACAGTAAAATTATTTCTTTTCGTATCCAAATCGGCAAGTATTGCATCATGGTTCCAGTAATGATAATGGTCAATGATGTTTCTTGTTTCCATACAAGAATTATAACATCATCTTATCTTTATGTCAACTAAGTCCTCTTCGTTTTATTTCCGCCTCAACTTGTTCTAGTTCTTTTTCTGCCTGAATCATTTTTGATTTGTACATTTTACGATCTTGATACATATCATCCATCAAATTTGGCAGAAATCCGCGCTTTTCCTTAGTATAAGTTGTTCCGTTTGCGGCAATAGATAGATTTTTGTTTGTATAATCTTCTATTGATTTCATAGACACAGTGCCATTTTTAAGAACACCATCGGGACTGACAAGACCTCGCAATCCATCAGCAGTCAATGTTTCAGGCGAAATATTGTATTGCATGATCAAATGAGGATAAAGACTATTCAAGTCGAAAGATACAACCCATTTGTGCATACCAACGATAGGTTCCTTTACATATGCACCAATATATTGTTCGTCTTTCCTAGAACGCTTTTTACCCGGAATGATTATGTTTTTCTTTGCCAAATAATTATAAATGATAACATCCCAGGTTTTCACCTGAGAGAAAATATCATTAAAGTTAACTCCGGCAGAATATGCAAGAGTAACTGCCAATCTCATTAATTGGAGTTTATCGTCAAGCTGTTCAACCAGTTTGACATCTTTAATGTTATATTCGATAAACTTTTGGAAATTCTTTTGATAAAATTCTTGAATGCTTTCATATTCGGTATAGTCCAGTTTCTTTTCCCCTAATTCAACAGATGCAATATAATCCAATTTATATGACTCTCTATTTACATATGTGAATGTTTTGTATAATTCATAATAATCTAGAATAGAAATACCAACTAAATCATAAACCACATGTTTGCCTATAACACCACGATCTACAGTCTTTTCCTTTATAATATTCCAAGGTGAAAGTTTCTTTGCAATCTTTTCACCAAGAACACGAATTATTCTATTGTAGAGATATGGAATATCGAAAAAACGAATACTCCA